CTCCTTAAGTCTATGGATTTTGACGAGGCTCAAGAAGCTGCTCAAAGGCTTAAGCGCATGGTGCCTCCGCAGGCGCTCGGGCAAGGACCGACGCCGACTGAGCAGCAATTGCAACAGACTGTTCAGGCGCTACAACAGGCTCTGAGTAAGAGTTTGGAGAAGCAGGGCAAGGATCAGTTGAAGCTGGTTGGGAAAGACCAGATGCGGGATATTGACTCTTATAAGGCTGAGACGGATCGGATGAAGGTGCTAGCGCCGATGGCTCCTGAGGAATTTCAGGCTCTGGTTGTTCAGCTGGTTCAGGATGCACTCGCCACTCAGCTGGCGCCACTCGTCAATGCAAATAAGGAGGGCGTGCAAGAGGAATCTGTTGAAGAAGGTGACACGATGCCTCCGGAAGGTGGTTCTTCAGGAGTCGAACGAAGTGAGACTCCTGAAAACCATCCTTCCCGGGTGCCTGGCGCTAGACAAGCGCCGGATGGGGAGTGGTATGTGAAAGACCCGACTGGACAGAGTAAGTATTTGCATGTTGCGCCTAAGGGAGCTGCAGCATGAAATGGGACTGGGACAGTTTTAAGAGACATTTTGGGCTGAAAGCCCAAAATGGCTCTGGCGACGGGGATGGTCCGGGAGGGACGAGCACGAGTTCTGCGGATGCAGCGGCTGCGGGGTTTGGTGGACAGGGTGGAGACACAGGGGCTCCGGCTGGGACGAGTACGACGGGGACTGGTGGGTTTGGTGGATTTGGTGGCAATGTTGGCTTCGGCGGTAACGCGGGCAATACGAGTGTGGGGGTTAATGCGGGAAATGCGAATGCGGCTGCGGGATTTGGTGGAGGTGTTGGTGCGCATGGTGGTGTGAGTACGGCAGGGGTGAGCGGGCCAGGTGCTGCTGCGGGTGGGGGTGGAGGAAGTGGTGCTACGGGGGGAGGTGGTGGGACGGCTAGTGGTGGGAGTGGATATGGGCGAGGTACGGTTAATGCGTTAAATCAGGCGCTAGCATCTCAGATGTTTGGGAAGGGTGTGCAGGGAATGAACCCTGCAACGGTTAATTTGTTAATTCAGGCAGGGCTGATGGGAGTTCCGTTTGGGTATGCTACGGGAGTGCCAACTGCGGTTAGTCCTGTGGCTGTGAGTGAGTTGGGGCCACCGACGAAGGGAAATGCGCTGAGTCCTGCTGAGCAGGAAGTGATGGCGGGGATGAACCCTGGGCAGCAGATGATTATGAGGGGGATGCTGAGTGGGATGGCGAGTCCGGGATTTGCTAATCCGCCTCCTGGTTATATGAATATGGGTTTTCCAGCGATTGAGGGAGTTAGTCCTGGGCTGACGGCTGCTCCGGCTGGGCCGTCTCCAGGATCGGGACCGGGAGGTCAGGATGGGGGACCGAATGCGCCCTCACCTTTTGCTTCGAATACTGCTAATTTTGGTGCGCCGGGTGCGCCGAGGGGGACGACTGGGTTTCAAGCGCCTCCTGGGTTTGCGGCGATGATGTCGAATAATGTGGCGCAAAATATGGGAGCGGCTGGTTCTTCGACTGGGACGCCTGGCTCTTATGGTGCGCCAACGGTGGGCGGTGCGGGTGTGGCTCATATTACGCAGACTCCATTTCAGGGTGGAGGGCACGCCTGATGGCCTATGAGGATGAGTATGGTTTTGGGGATGGGTCAGAGGGAGCCATCTCCCAAACGAATTATGGGCTGGCGTCTAATCCGCTGATGCCGTTGGGCGACCCGATGGCTTATGCGCGGATGATGCAGAGCCCGACTGGCGATAGGCCAGTTGGGGGGGATTATGCGGTGCCGGTTGAGAATACGGTAAATCCTGCTGTTCAGTCGCAGGGGATGCCGGTTGCGCCGATTAGGAGTCCGGCTCCGTTGAATGTGCCGCCTCCTGTTCATAGGGGCGGTGGTACGCCGGAGCAGCCGCAGAATGATTTGCAGCCGCAGGGACAGGGGCCGGATCAGGGACAGTTGGGAAGTTTGGGACAGCTGTTGCAGATGAAGGGACTGAGTGATTTGGCTTCTCCAACGCCGGGAGGGGCAGTGGCGGCTCCGGGTGCGGGAGCTGGACCTGGGAGGGCTCCGGCTGGCGCGGTTATTGAGAAGGCTGCTGCGCCGTATAAGGATATGGTTGTTGATGCGGCAAAGCAGAATGGGGTTAATCCAGATTTGTATAAGAGGCTGTTGTATCAGGAGAGTGGGTTTAGTCCGAAGGCGACGTCTCCGGCGGGTGCGAGGGGGATTGCGCAGTTTATGCCAGCGACAGCGAGGGATGAAGGAGTGGATGTGACTGATCCGAAGTCGAGCATTTATGGAGGGGCGAGATATCTTGGTAAGATGATTAAGCAGTTTGGTGGGAATGAGCAGCTGGGAGTGGCGGCTTATAATACTGGACCAGTGAATGTGCAGAAGTGGTTAGATGGGAAGTTTAATTTGTTGCCTGAAACGCAGAATTATGTTAATACTATTACGGGGAAGCCGATAACGAAGCCGTCGGGGAACGTGCCATCTGCTATGGCGACTCCGCAAGCGGCGACGACGACCGCTAAGGGAGGTGGGTTTGTTGTGCCGCCAGCAGCAGCGGCGAAAGGGACTGGTGAGATGTCGCCAGCTGGTGGACCGTATGTGATAGTTGGAGGGAAGAAGTATGCGACGGATGGGAGCGGAAATATAATTAATCCCAACTCTAAGATGAAGTATCCGGATAAGTTTGATCCAAATAATACTGAAGATAGTCCGAAGTCTGAGGGGGCGATGGTGAAGGTGCCGGGTAGTGAGAAAACGCTGCCGGTGACGGGTGGCGTGGGAAACGATCAGGGAACGCCTAATCTGGGAGGTGGAGTGAGTCAACCGGCGATTGATCCGAACAAGATTGTGCCTGGTGCCACGCCTTCTCCGGAGGTTCCGGCTGCTCCAGCTGCTGGGAATGCCCCGGCGGCTACGCCGGGGCAGTCCACGTCGGGGTTCATGAATGATGAGGCGATGAAGAAGCTGTGGCAGTATATGCTGATTAAGAGCTTGTTTCCGCAGATCCAGTTTAGGAATGTGGGGTATGATCCGTGGGCTGTCCATAGGTTAGGGCAGAGCGGTGGCTACTAATGTTTGATCTGTTCGACTTTCAGCCAGTGGATTACGATCCTTTTAAGCAAAAGGGTAGCGCTCCATTGGCTGTGCAGGTCGCTGATGCTGATAGGGCTCCTCCAACACCAGCGCCTGATGCGTTGGGTTCTTCTGTGACGGTGAATGATCCGAATGCTGCCGCACTGACGCAAGCGGCTGCTATTCCGACTTCTTCCACACAAGAGGCTCCAAAGGAGTCTCTTGTAGGGAAGATAGGCGGAAATATTATAAAAAATATTGCTGATCTGACGGGTGAGGGGCTGGCACACTATGCGGGAAATCAGGCTCATCCGATAGAAAATAGGTTGATAAGTGCTGGGCTGGAGGAAGGGAGTAGAATGCTGGATGCGGTGCCAAATGCGCTGCATCAGTTTATTTCCCCGATGTATGGGGAAGGGCATGTGCCTCAGTTTAATACTGGGGAGAGTGGAGCGGATTATGCTGGGGCGGGGATTAATCTGGCTTCTCTGCTGCAGGGACCGGGAGGTGAAGGATCGCTAGGAGCGGGGTGGAACCCGAAAGCGCTGGAATATTTGAAAGGGTTGAAGCTGAAGAAGCCGCCAATGCTGCCGGAGACGGATGCTATGGTGCAGCATATGATTGGGCAAGGGCCTGATTATGCTAAGAGTTTGATTGAATATGCTCCGAATGATACGCCTGGGAAGGGATATGCTGCTATAGCGACTAACAAGCATATACAGGAGGAGCTGGCTAAGCCTAAGCCTCCTCCACCTCCTCCGACTGCTGTTCAGCCAGCGCCTGCTGCTCCGCCACCTTCTACTATTAATCCGGCTGGATGGTCACCTGGAGCGTTGAATCATATTCAGAATTTGGGGCTGAACCCAAATTTTATGACTCCTGCGGATACACAGGCGCTCCTTCATGGTGGTTATGCAGTGGGTGCTGATAAGCCGTGGCTGGATGCACTTGCTATTCATACTAAGGAGACGACTCCTGGAGTTGTGACACTTACGCCTGCTCAGAAGGCTGCTATTCAGGGTGCGAAAGCGGCGAAGCCGGTGAGTGTGGCACAGCCGGGGACTGGACTGCCTGTGCCAGCTGGGACGCCCGCTTCTGTTGCTGCTCCGAAGGTGGCGAAGCCGCTGAAGGCTCCTAAAACGGTGAAGTCGACGCCGCTCAGTGCGGAGCAGGCGCTGGGGATTGGAGGTGGGGCGACTGACGCGCAGCTGAGTAAGCTGTTTTCGACGTATGTGGGGCCGCTAGATGTTCCTACTATGAAACCGTATGACCCGACTGTAACAGGGTTGAATGCGCTGAGTCATGAGACTGCGCCTGGTACGAGTGGGCAGAAGCTGCCGTTTAATCCGTCTGGGTTGCCGATGGATCAGGCGTCTGTTATGAAGAGGATGAAGGAGCAGGGGTTTGCACCGATTGGGAGTAATTGGCTGTTTTGGAGGGGTATTGGTAAACATGGCCCGTACTCTTGGGACTCGGCGAGTGTAGGCTATAAAGATCCGTATGGAAAGACTAATGAGCCGGGACTGTTTTTGCATCCAGATGTTAGTGCGAAGGGAAAGCCAGGAAAGCCTCCAGCTGCCACTTATGCTGGCTATGAAGGGAAGGTTAATCCGCATGTAATTAGGGCCGATAATCCATTGATTAAGGAATGGAAGAGTGTATCAGGCCATACTGGATATAGTTCGCCACAAATGCAGAAAGCTATTAAGGATGCGTGGGCCAAAGGGCATGATGCACTCCTACTGAAGAATATAAGTGACCAGGGTGGATTGCATGATCAGATGATTGTGAGAAGTCCTAATCAGCTGAGACATCCTCATGCGGCGTTTGATCCGAAGTATAAGGACACGCCTAATCTGCTGGCGGCTAGAGGGACGCGGGCTCCGTTGGTGGTGGAAGACCAAGATCAAAATGCGGGAGAGCAGTGATGGGAGAGCATAGGAATGCGGTCAATAGGCTGGCAAGGAAGCGCAATCGGCGTCTGAAGCATGTGCATCCGATGGTGGCGGAGACGGCAGTTGAGATCATTATGGAGAGTTATGACTCGCTAATGCACCATGATGAGCATTGGAGCGCTTTCAAAAGGCAGTTTCCAGATGCGACTAGCAAGGAGCTGGAGCAGATCTATTTGGAGCATAATTGGGGGAAAGGTGTTGAGGCCGCGAGGATGACGCTAGCGAGGATGCTTAATCCGGCAGCGAGTCCTGGGCTAGATGAAAGTTCGCGAGAGAAGATACATGAGGCGCTCATTCTGGACCGGTCTCTGATGATGGGGAGACGGACTGATGCATGGGACGCCGCAGGCGTGAGGAGACAATAACGTGGCAGATGAAGATAGAGTTGAGACAACTCAGGTTGAAGAGACTGGGACAGGGACACCTCCCACTCCCGCCAGTCCTTCTCCCACACCTTCCGACCAAGGGTCGGAAGGTGTGGAGGGGAAGGCTGAAGGAGCATCTCCTTCTCCGAAGGAGTCTTCCCCTCAACCTTCTGGATACTGGCCTAAGTCTGCGGTTGATAGGGTTGCCAAACTCACGGCGCGGCTGAGGGAGTATGAAGCGAGGGGTGCTGGAGCGCCGAAGCCGATTGACCCGTCGACGGGCCAACAGTTTACGCAGGAGCAGATTAATCAGATAATTAATGAGAGGGCTAATCTGGTTGCGAGCCAGACCGCGTTTAATACGCGGTGCAATGATGCGGCGAGTAGAGGTGCGTCTAAGTTCCCAGATTGGCAGACTAAGTTAACTGGGCTGACGCAGCTGGTGGATAGCACGGATGAGAGGAGTGTGCAGCAATATAATTTGTTTTTGGAAGCGGCGTTGGAGACGGGGGATGCGGAAAATATTATATATCGGCTGGGGAGCAATTTGAATGAGGCGGCGAGGGTTCTGGGAATGAGCCCAATGAAGATGGCGATGGAGGTGGGGAAGCTGGGAGAGGGGAAGGGTAAGGAGCCGAGTAAGGCTCCTAAACCGATCCGTCCTGTTGGGTCCACTTCTCCGGTGACGGGCGTGAAGCCGGATGACCCGGAAAGAGGCCAGGAGATGGCCATTGATGAGTGGATGAAGGCGCGCAATAAGCAGGCTGCCGAGAGGCACATACGCTGAGAGCTTGGGCTGGAGGCGAGAGCCTCGCCCCTGTAGGAGATGCTAGGGCTCCTTCCTCCTAGCCAGTTCTGGGGACTGTATCCCCTGAGCCAGCTGCTGAGCAGCTGGAGAGTAAACTGGTGGCCGCTCTGCCACAGAAAGGAGGGCGAGGCAATGATGCTGCTCGCCCCAGCTAAAGGATGAATAGCTGTGGCTAATCAACTTCTTACTATTAACCTCATTACGCGGGAAGCGGTGAGGCTCTGGAAGAACAGCAATGCGTTCCTTCAGAATGTGGATATGCAGTATGATGACTCGTTTGCTATGCCGGGCGCGAAGATTGGCAATACGCTACGCATCAGGCTGCCAAACGACTACATTGTGACGACTGGTCCTGCTCTGAGCGTGCAGGATACCGCAGAACAGAATACCACTCTTACTCTGGCGACGCAGAAGCATGTCGATATTGCGTTCACTACGCAAGAGCGGACTATGCAGCTGGACGACTTCTCACGGAGAGTGCTGGCTCCGGCAGTGAACAATCTGGCGGGCTCGGTGGCGATGGACATTATGTCCGGCGCTGAGGGCGGCATCTGCAATTTCGTGGCGAACCAGGATGTTTCAAACAATATTCTGAGCCCGATTGCAGCTACTTATCTGTTGGCGGGTGCTAACCTGGATAATAACTCGGGGCCGATTGAGAACCGGAAGGTTGTCAACAATCCGGTCACTGAGGCGAGAATGGTGGCTACGCTGGCTGGCCTGTTGAACCCGGCTCCTGAGATTGGTAGGCAGTATATTACAGGGCGTATGTATGACGCCCTGGGTTTTATCTGGATGAAGGACCAGACTGTCATCACCCATACGTCTGGGACGATGGCGCAGGGTTCGCTGACCGTCAATGGGGCCAATCAGACTGGGTTGAATATTACTGTTACGGCGGCTGCGAGCACGCTGGCGGTGGGTGACATTGTTACCATTGCTGGTGTGTATAAGGTGAATAGGATTACGAAGCAGACGACTGGACAGTTGGAGCAATTTGTTGTTACGGCGCCGCTGGGTGTTGGTGGGACTACGCTCTCTATCTATCCGGCGATTGTTCCTCCGGCCGGTGGGTTGCCTGTCCAGTATCAGACTGTGACGGCGAGCCCGGCGAATGCTGCGACAGTTAATCCGACGAATGGACTGGCTGCGAGTTCGGTCTATCGGAAGAACTTTGTGTTTGCACCGGAGGCTGTGACGCTGGCCACTGCGGATCTGGAGACTCCTGAGGGGGTACATGCGGTTGCAAGGGAGCAGTTTGATGGCGTGAGCATGAGGATGATCTCGGATTACTTTATTGGGACGGACCAGCTGATTACGAGACTGGACGTGCTGTATGGGTATCTGTGGATCAGGCCTGAGTGGGCCGTCGTTGTCGCAGACGTGATCTGATATGAAGTCTCCGGCCAGAGGTTCTGGAAGTCAGAATGTCTGGCTGGAGGGACTGAGTGATATGGGGGGCCAATTCTGGCCTCCAGAGTTAGAGGAGGAGGATATGCCGGAAGTTGGCGCGAAGTACCCGATGATGCTCTATGATGGGCCTCGTCAGGTGATTGTGTATGATGACGAGGAGTATGAAGAGGCGCTTACGCATGGATTTGCTGAGCATCCCTCTGAGCCACAGGGGACCTCGCCTCCTGGTGGGGCTGAGCCCCCGCCTACTGGGGAGGAGAGGCCACCTGCTAAGTTGCCGCCGCAGGTTAAGGATGTTCCATATCTGTCGCAGAATGGTGATCTGTTGACGTGTACGATGGGAAACTGGACGGGGGAGCCCGACACCTATACATATCAGTATAGGAGGGATACTGATACGACTATTGGGACGGGTTCCAATGAGTATGTTGTTACTCCTGCTGATGTGGGGAGTAGGGTGGACTGTGTGGTTGAAGCGACCAACTCGGCAGGGAAAGGGTCTTCGACCTCCAATACGGTTGTGGTGGCTGAGCCGGGACAGTCTGGACAGCAGCCAACGCAGACGCCTGAGCAGCAGAGGGCGACTGTGAGTGTGCAGAAGACGGTGACGGTGACACCGCCGCCTAAGCCACCTGTGCCGAAGGCGCCTGTCCCGCCGCCTGCTACTAGGGTGGTGCCGCCTCCTGTCTCGGCAGCGAAGCCCGTGCCTCCGAAAGCGCCTGTGCCTCCTCCTACTTCGAAGAAGTAGGAGGAGGCAATGCCGAAGATCCTGGAGGATGCGGTTAAGGCAATCAAGAAGAGTAGTCCAGGGGTTAATCCGTGGGCTGTAGCAACGTCCTCTCTTCAGAAAGCGGGAGATCTGAAGAAGGGGACGAATAAAGCGACCCAGAAGGGCAAAGAGCGCGGTGAAATGACTCGCGCGCAGAGACATAAGGAGAGGTGAGATGCCGCGAAGAGGTAGAATGAGTTCGGTTTACTCGGTGTATCATGCGTTGGAAGATAAGGGGCTGTTTGAGAATAATAAGGCGAATGCTCAGGCAGTCAATAATGATGGGCTCTCCATTTATGAGGGGCCTGTTGAGTATCCTAAGATGCTCTATCATCCGAAAGGGGAGATGTACTGCATTACGCAGGGCATCATGGTGACGGATCGGGATAGTCGGCCTGTGTTTGATGAGGCAGGGAAGCCCAAGTTTGCGGGAGCGGTCTGGGGCGTGAAGAATGTCACTGTTGATACGGAGGCGCAGGAAGCTGAGCTGATCAAGGAGGGGTGGCATTTTACGGAGGCGCAAGCTCTGAGGGCTAATCCGGAGACGTCTCATAAAGCACCGCCAAAGAGCGTAGCTGAGATCCAGAAGGATCGGATTGCCGAACTGGAGAAGCAGCTGGTCGAGGCGAATTCACGAGGTAAACTCGTGACTTCGACTCCGGCAAAGGTAGGATAAAATGGCACAGCTTACTCCTTTAGCGACGTCGGTTAATGATATTTGTATGGCTGCGCTAAAGGAGTGCGGTGCTGTTGGGCAGGGGCAAGTGCCGACGGGAGAGGATTTGGCGGATGCTTGGACGCGACTGCAGTGGATGTTGCAGGAGTGGGGTGAGGACTCCATGTTGGTGTGGAGAGAGCAGACTATTACGGTGCAGAGTGTGAATGTTGGGCTGTTGCCTGTTGATTTGGATCAAGGAACTCCGAGTAGGCCAGTGTATTATTTTCCGGTGGGGCCGGGAGCTGGGATGCTGGGAGGGTTTGAGACTGGAGTAAATAATGTGGCGGTGCATCCGACGCAGGCTGTAAGTGCTGCGCCGAGAAGGCTTAAGAGGGCGTTTCTGAGACAGGCGACGACGGGTGGATTGCCGATTGACTATCCGCTGGCGAAGCTGGACTCCATGGGGGACTATTCTAGGATTGCGTTGAAGGGGCTGGTTAGTTTTCCGGGACTGTACTATTATGACTCGGATTGGCCGCTTGGGAGGTTGTTTCTTTATCCGTTGCCGCTTAATTCGATTTATGGCGTTGGGATAGTGATGAGAGATCAGCTGCCTATTCAGTTTGTGACTGATGCTGATGTGATTGAGCTGCCATTCATTTATTTTAATGCTTTCTATACTAATTTGGCGCTGAGGTTGAGGCCGTCGAAGGGACTGAGGAGTTTTCCAGGGGATAATTTGCCGGAGCTGGCGAAGGGCGCAAGGGCGGCGATAAAGAATACTTCTGTGCAGATCGCTCAGTTGGAGATCCCACAGGAGTTGAGAAGGCCGGGAATGTATAATATATTCTCGGATAGGAGTTATTGAGGCTAACGCCTCAATAACTCCTGAATAGTAGTGCGTGTTTGGTGTAATCTAGGCTCTTCGAGGTTGGACTCGAAGAGTCCAACCTCGAGGAGACTAGGATGACTATTCGTGTTTTGCCTGATACGCCGGTTAGTAATACTATTACGGCGTTGGCAGGTGGCGCGCTGACGGCAGCGACCCCTCTGCTGAATACGGGGATGAATGAGATTGATACGGTCGTTACGACGGGCGACTCCGTTGTGATGCCGCCTGCTGTGATGGGTTTCAGCGTGTGGGTTAACTGCCAGAATACGGCTGCGGGTCTGTCTGTGAAGATTTTGGGACAGGCAAACCCGTTCAACAGCAACCTTCCGGATCAGTTTGTATTGCATGGTGCTGTGGCGCTGGTGTTGGGTTCGACGGGCTGTGTGCTGCTGAATGGACACTGCTCTTTGTTCATCTGCACGACGCAGGGTATCTGGAAGCAGGTCGGCGACTTCTCATAAGAACGAGACTATGAACTCTAACTGCCTTTCAGGCTCCGGGCCTGAAAGGCCCGGAGCATGAAATGGCTACACAATCACACTTTGCTACCTTGCCATCTTTCCAATCCACAAGGGGCGGAACGCTCATGGATGCGGGAGATATGAGTAAGTTTTTTAATATGGTGTTGGGCGCTCAGAGTGGGGTGGCAGCCCATGCGGGCGGCGGAATACCACTGGCGACGCCGATTGGGTTGGGGTTTACCTCGGTTGATACGGTGGCGACAATCGCGGACTCTGTGATGCTGCCTCCGGCTATTACGAGTGCGGTGTGCTGGGTGTTTAATGGAGGGGCTGCAAGTTTGAGTATCTATAATTTGCAGTCAAATTCTCAGACTGGAGGTGCGACGGATGTCATTGTCCCTCATGGGTCAGCAACGCCTAATGGAGGGGCTGTGGCTATTACACTGGCTGTTGGACATGGGACAGTGTTTGTCTGTATGAAGCCGGGTGTCTGGAAACAGATTGCAGACTTCGCATGACGGAGAAAAGTGATGCCTTTTCCTTCTGGTAGGTATCCGAGCTTTAATGCGACTTTTGGCCAGATGATGCCGTCTGGCCAAGATCTTCTGCAATTGGCGCAGGATGCAGGGGGTTCGGCAGGTGTGACGAGTTTTAACTCCCGGAATGGGATCGTCACGCTTACGTCTGGAGATGTGACTACGGCGTTGGGATATGCGCCGTATAATTCGAGTAATCCGGCGGGGTATCAGACAGCCGCGGCGGTGAGTGCGGCGATTGCAGGCTCCTCGTTTACTTATACGCAGCTGCCCGCTGAGGTGCAGCAGGTGCCTGTTAGTTTTGCGTTTGGTGGTGCGCCGACAGCGAGTGCGCTGATTAATATGCCAGCATCTATGGCGCTGACGGTTCCGGCTAATTTGGCGGGGTCAGCAGTCTTTGATAGTACGCTGACGACCGCTAATGCTGTGTTTACGCTCAATAAGATTAGTGGTGGGGTAACGACTGCGTTAGGCACCATTACTATTACTTCCACTTCACATACTTCGTGTATTCTGAGTGGGGCTGGTGGGTCGCTGGCGGCGGGTGATGTACTGCAGATTGTTGCGCCAACTGTGCCGGATACGACGCTGGCTGACATTGGGATTACTATTCAGGCTATGAGAGTATAAAGTAGTGGCTGTTATTATTTTGACGAGTGGGACGACATGGGCTGTTCCCGGCGATTGGAATAATTCCAACTATACAATTAATTGTTTTGGAGGGGGTGGTGGCGGGAGTGGTCCGTCCGCTAATGGATATGCGGGTTCTGGTGGTGGGGGTGGAGAATGGCGCTCGATAACGCAGGCTTCCGGCCTGACTTTTTCGGGCTCGGTCGCTATCTCCATCGGCGGCGCGGGTAGCGGTGGTACAGCTGCTGTCAATGGTGGGGCTGGTGGTAATACGACATTCAACGTGAACTCTGTTGTTGCTGTTGGAGGTGGGGGTGGCGTTGCGCCAACCAACAGCGGAACTGGATCGGCAGGTGGTGTGGGAGGGACGGGGGGTACGGGAGCGTCAGGTCATAATGGCGGGACAGGCGGTCACGTAACTGGTGGCGCTCCTACTGGAGGGGGTGGAGGTGGTGGGGCGGGTGGAGCGCTCGGTGTTGGAGCAGGTGGCGGTCCAGCGAACAGTGCTTATGGGGGA